TAAGAATAAAATTCTAAACTTCTTAAAATTAAATCCACCTGGCAATTTAATAAACTAATATTTTGTTTTTCAATATTTTCAATATCAAAATCTATTTTTTTCATTTACTCCCCCTATTCCCTACTATGCGGCTTTTTCAATTTCAAAATTATTTAATGGATGTTTGTCTACGGCTTCTTTTAATTTTTTACTGTAAGTGTGAGTGTAAATTTCTGTAGATGTAACAGTAACGTGGCCCAAAAAATTTTTTATTAATAGTATATCTTCTGTAACATATATATACATTAGTGTTGCTGCAGTATGTCTTAATGTATGTGTCGTATAGCCACAATCACTTAATCCCATTAGTTTGTAGGCACTTAAACATATATATTCAACACCGTCTATTCCAATTCTTTTTCCAAATCTATTAACAAATAATGGCGAAGAAATATCAATTACTTTCTCTTTTCTAGTTCTATAATTAATATAATCTAATAACTTTTGTTTACAACTATTAGAAAAATATACTTTTCGCTCTTTATTCCCTTTACCATACACTATTATTGTATTGTTTTTGAAGCTTATGTCTCTTAGGTTAATACCTATTAATTCACTTACACGCATACCAGTATTTAGAAATAATGATATAATAGCATTATTCCTTTGTGGAAATTTAGTATTTTCCAATGTAAAAATATTCTGTATCTCTTTTGCTTGCTGTACGTTCAAATGTCTTGGTATTCTTATAAGTTTTTCTATATTTGGGATTGTTTTTGTAGGGTTTTCTTTTTGTCGTCCTGCTGGATAAGTGTATAATAACCACTTATAGAAACTCCTTATAGCACTTAATTTTCTTTGTCTTGTGTATGGATTATTGTTCTTGCTAAAATTCAAATATACAAGGAAAGCAATAACATCATCTTTGTTTATTTTTAATAAAATAAATATAGTAAATTGTTTTATAGAAACTGGTATTTGATTATATGTCTTTACAAAATTAAAAAACTGTCTTAAATCTGAATTATATGCTTCTACAGTATCAATAGAATAACTACATACTCCTAATAAATAATTCAAATAGTTATTTAAAATACTAGGATTATTATTCCAGTCTATTTTCATATGTATTTATTTTCTCCTTTCTCTGTTTTATGTCGACAAAAAATATTTTAACACATTTACCCTGTAAATGCAACAAAAAGAATAAAAAATAGAAGCATAACCATTACTAGCTATGCTTTTTTATAATTATTGTTTTATTATCTTCTGCCAAAGAAATATTCACATATTCTGTTTTGTCTATATCTCTTGAAATGCCTAATTTTTCAATAAATTCCGTAGGTATATATATTGCAAGTTGTCTTCTTTCTTTTCTCTTTGAAACTTTAATTTTTCTTGTATTTTTCTCTTTAATATATCTTTCATCATTTTTTATCAAATTTGTTATAAAAGTTCTCGACCAATTGGTCAGTTTTGCTATTTCTTCTAATGTTTTATGGTCTTCTAAATACATTTTAATGCACTTTTCTTTTAATTTTTTTCTTTCATTTTCATTCATTTTTTATACTTCCTTTTCCTGTTTTCATCGTTATTATATCAATAAAATGCCTTTTTGTAAATTAATATCTACCTTTTATAAAAGATTATGTCCATTTTAACATTTTGTGTGAAACTATTATTCCGTATAATACTAGAATGTAAGACAAAATGTAGTACATACAAATTACAAAATGTAATATATAATATCTTATATAATACCAAAAAAGAAAGGGCGTTTAATATGGCAAACTTTAAAATACCTGCTGCTACTACTAGCACACCAAAATCTATTAGATTCCCAGATACAGTAATAAATAGAGTTGAGGACGCTATCAAGGGAACAGATTGTACTTTCAGTGCTTTTGTGGTTGCGTCAGTAGAAAATGCACTAAGTGAAATGGAATAATATACAAAAGTTAAATGGAGTAATAAACGGAGGAAAAAATGGAAAAAGAAGAATATGAGTTAATAAGAGAAAAATATTTTAATGGAGATGTTGTGTTCTCCATTTATTTAGATAGAGCAAGAAAGGTTTTGTTTGATATTCAATACAAACCTATTTTGCTTTTTTGTTTTGCAATATTAATTATATTTTGTATGAAAGGAGAATTTTAAAATGCTTTTAATGGTTATTATGTGCATATTTATAGCAATATATGTATTACAATTTCACTATTATAAAGAAAATAGCTTGCATTCAGGTTGTCTTATAGGTGCAACAATATTATTGATAATTCAGTTCATTTCTGTATTAGGAAACTTGGATATGCCACTTTATCGGTTATGACGGAAATATAGCAGAGATATATAGTAATGATTTTCTTTATGCAACTATTGGATTACTATTTTACATAGGTTTCTTTTCTATTGCATTTATAGCAATATATATCGCTTATGTTCCAATATATAAAGACAAAAAAGGGATTGTTAATGGAAGCTTATTTAAACATTATATCAATATTTTGAATACACCAAATTCAAATTGCAGTAGAGCAGATTATTGGTTTTTATTTGCAACACTAGTAGTCACATTGGTAATTTTTGCAGTGCTATATACTATATTAAATAATTATTCTTATTTTGATTTTAAACCCATTGCTTCCTTAGTATTTATAGCAATTATAATCTTAGACTTAGTATTTCAAGCTAAAAGGCTAAATGACGCAAGTATCAGCAAATGGTTTCTACTAATACATTTGTTTAGGCTTCTTGGTTTAACATTTGGAGTTATATCATATATTGTAATGCTTGCTATACTTTGTTTGCCAACACAGGAAATACCTACTACAAATTTAATGAATAATAAAAAGGAGTAAAATAGATATGGAGAAATATATAGCAATAATCTTAACAATAAATTGTATGTATATATGGGTTATGATAATCTTAGGAACTTTACAAATTTTTGGAGATAATCTTTTGTCTATGTTAATAGTATTACCAGCTTTACTATTAAATTGTTATGTACATATAAAAGCCTATATATCAATTGAAGAAGAAAGCAAAAAGAAGCCTTAAAAGACTTCTTTTTGTATTTTATTTTCTATATTTTTAATATCATAATTGTATTTTTTTCTAGCCTTATAAATACCTTTTAAATCTATCCTACCTGTCTTAACATTTTTAGCTTCAATACCCAAATGATATAAATCGATTAAATATAATTTTAGAATTCCATTCTCGTTTTTAATATAAAGTTGAAATTCTTGATCCTCTAAGTTTTTGAATTTTAATATTATTTCATCTGTATTAATTTTTTTAGAGTTAACAGTAGTTATTATATTGTTTAATCTATTCATTTTAGGAATATCCTTTACAAATTCTATTTCATCAGCTATAAATAATTTTGTCCATTCGTTAATATTATTTCTTATTTTAATACATACCTCTTCTAGTTTTAAATATTTTTTGCTTTTATCGCTACTAGTAAAATTAGTAAAATATAAATCTTCTAAATTAATTGACTTTAAATTATTATTAAAGTCAAATTCTATATATTCTTCACTTTTAAATGTTGGATTTGTAAATCTATTTACTCTTTTTTGAAATCTGTTTGTAGTAAATTTTTTATTTTGAAATGTACTCATTCAGTATATCTTCTTTACTTATTGTATTATTATGAAACTGAGATGTATGATTAAAATTATCTTTCCAACACTTGTCATTGTGAGATATTTCAACAAGAGTAAAGTCACTAACATCAAATAGTTCTTCCAATAATCCGTCTATATATTCTTTTACTTTTTCTTTTCCGACAAAAAGATTAGGGTTAAATGATTTTTGTATATCTTGAATATGATACACTTCGGGAACAACAGGTCCATATACCCAAGCTTCAATTTCAGAATCATACAAATATTCATCATAAGAAGCAAAGCTTTCTTCTGCTGACATTGGATATTGTATAGATTTTCTTACTAATCCTCCCCAATATGCAAATAGAAAATATAATGATTTTTGTAATTTTATTGGAGATATTTGCTTTTGTTTTTCTGTTTGATATTTCTTTTGTATATATGCTGCCAATTCATCTGCTTTTAATATAGCCATAGTATTCTCCCCCTTTCCCTTATGCTATAATATTTATATTCAAACTATTTGTCAATATATTTAATACAACTGTCATACAAATATAATACATTTGTAATATTATATTACGATTATGTAAAATTGTCAATACATTTTACAAACGTTTTTTTGCTAATAACTTCTAAAAAACAAAAGAATAGACTATTATACATTATAGCCTATTCTTACATTTATATTCTTAAAACTTGTCCTACAAAAATTTTATTAGGATTTTTTATATTATTTTTTCTTGCAATTTCTTGATATGAAGTATTAAATTTTTTAGCAATTCCACTCAAAGTGTCTCCGCTTTTAACAGTATATGTAATAGTTCTTTTTGCTCCTAATATTTCATTAACCTTAGATTGTACTTCATTGTATAGAGAACCTAAATTTTGTTTTCTTATTTCGCCGTCTCCCCATTTTCCTGCAATAACTTCATTTGCTAAATCTACTATACTTTTTGTTGTTTGTGATTGTGCAACATTCTTATTTTCAATTTCAACGATTAAATCTCTGTACATATAGTTAGTGTCTACATTTCCTACAATTCCGTTTATTTTTGCTTTTGAGCTATTTTGCCATATGTCATATTCGCCTTTATAACAATCAACACCTGGCTTAAACGAAGCAATCCAACAAGTATATCTTCTTTTTAGCTCTTGCTTATTTAAATAATTGTTGAACCAATCTTCGCTTGCGTAAACTCCAGCCCAAAATCCTGCCTGTTCTACTATTGTATTAAATGCTATACAGATATTTGTTAGTACATCTCTTCCACAATTAATAATACTCTCGTCTTCCATATCCAAGTACACAGGCAATTCTATGTTTTTGCCTTGTAGCTGTTTCATTGCCCAACTTGCACCTTGTTTTGCTGTTTCCTCAGAATTGCAATAGCAATACACATAAACTCCCGCTGGTATTCCTAATCGTTTACATTCCGTATAATTTCTTTCAAAATATGGATCTAATGTATGGTTCTTCTTATTTCCTACCCAGCCCATATTTAAAATCACAAAATCAATTTGGTTTTTTACTAAATCCCAATTCACATTCCCTTGATATTTTGATACATCTATTCCAAACATAGTCTATTCCTCCACTTCTGGCAAACCTGCCACGCTTGTTATTAAACTATATATTCCTGCTACTAGACTAGTACTAACGACTGCTATCCAGTTTATATCTGACATTAGTGCTCCTACTGTTATCGACCCACCAGCTGTTTGAGCCATTGTTTTTATTGCTCTTACTCCAGCACATTTAATCCATTTCTTAAATTCTTCCATTTCAATATCCTCCTATTTAAATTTTTACATATTTTTGCCAACCGTCGTGTATATAACTATTTCCGTGTAAATCTTTCCTATAATGATCATATACTTCTGTTGCTCTTTGTATTTGTATATCACTTTTAACAACGCCATTTTTAACATCTTCAATAAACTCTGTTAGGTAGTTTTTGCATTCACTTTTATCTAGCCCGTCAATTCTTTTATCAATATCGTCAAGCTTAGCGTTTAAGGGTTCTAAGGCTCTTTCAAATTTCTTATCCACTACATTGTCAACAGGCTTTTTTATTTTGCTAATAAAGCTGAATATTGCAAGCAGTGCATTTAATAAAGTTGCTATGGATATAACAATAAGGTATAACTGTTCCATTTTTCCTCCTTCCTAAAAGACAAAGGGAGACACTAATTTTCAATGTCCCCCTCTCCCCTTATTTATTTTTTAGTCTTTACTAAACTGCTTTTGTACTTCTGCATTAATTTATTTTTGGCATAATCCTTAGCCTTACTTTTAATATCTTTAAGCTTTTCTTCGCTGTATATGCCTTGCTTTTCATATTTGCTATAATATTCAGCTGCTATTTGTGCATATTCTTTTTTCTGCTCAGTAGTTAAAGTTAAGGTCTGATTATTTTTCTTTAAAGTGTCTCCTGGATAAAATTGTGTACTTTGTATTTTACTGCTATTGCTACTGTTTATTAATTTTTTTCCTAGTGCTTGTCTTGCAGTATCAGTTCTTTCTTGCTGTAATAATTTTATCTGTTCTGCTTTTTCTTTTCCAGAAAGTGATAGGTCTTTTTTGATTCCTTTAATCTGTTTATTTATTGACGATATATTAGACAAAAAACTTGTAATCTTCTCTAACTTCTCAGTCTCTTCACTTGTGATTGTTCCGCCATTTCTCTTTTTAGTTAGTTCGGCCTTTGTATTGTAAAGCTCGTCCAAAGAAGAAGAATTACTATTGACATTTACAATAAATCTTTTTCCTACTGCATTTGCCTCCGCTCCCATTTCAGCTTTTTCTGGGGACATTCCAGCTTTTCCCATTGCATAGTCCATTATATTTGTCAGTTGTGTCCCTAGACCGCCAAAGTATCCAGAAATTAAGTTATCTATTTTAGCTGGCGAATAATTAAATATACTACCAAGTATTATAGAAAGCTGAGAATTATATTCGTAGTATTGGTCTTTGTCTGGTAATTCTAAGTCATAACTTTTTACAATATCAGTATTATAATAAAAGTCTTTGTTTATTGCATTTTCTATTAATGGAGCAACCATATTAGGAACTAATCCAGGAATAGAATCTGCTGGCATATTATCCATAATTGCATTAGTTAACCATTCTTTTAGTCTTTCCCCTTCTTTGCCCTCTTCAATATGTCCTGTTGCTAAATCTTGTATGTATTCGGTTAAATTTACAATACTTCTTAATATTCCTTGTGGTTTCTTAATTGTAACAACGCTGTCTCCTATTTTAAAAACAAAATTGTCGTCTTTTTTTCTTTGATTTAGTTCTTCGATCTCGTCATCATCATACCCCATACCTTTTATTGCCATAGCTAAGGTTGTTAATACCGCAATTCTAAGTCCTACTTGTTTTGGATTAGCTTTTACTTTTTCAGCAAATGTATAAGCACTTCCAACCCTTGCAGCTGAAAAAGGAATTAATTGATTTATTTCTCTTGTTATGTTTCCAGTACGTCCAAAGTCTTGTGTTGCGTCCCTTGATTCTAGTGCTGCCATAATCCTTTTATCCATTTCACTATATCCTTTTTTACCATAGTAGTCATAGTTCTTTTTAAATACTTCAAATCTTGTGCTTTGTTCAGAGATTTCTGGTATATATGTTAAGATATCAAGTAGCCTATTAAGTGGTTTCCAGCTTTCTTTTATTCCAAGTGTTTTGCTATTTTTCGTTCCATATATATCCTTCATTTTGCTTTGTGTTGATTTTCTATATTGAGATAATCTAGTTGAGCTTGTTGCTCCTGTTTGGTTATATATAGTATATAACGTGTTTATTCTTTCAGCATATCTAGGAGCTACTTTATTTACGAAATTACCTACTGTTTTGTTAGTTGTTGCTAATACATCTAAAACTCCCAGTGCATTGTCTACTATTGGAATAAACCCTGCTGTTGAATAAATTGCTGCTTGTGCTGTATCGCTTATCATATTAGGTATAGCAAAACCAATGTTAGCCATTGTTGCACCATATCTTAAAGGCATATTCATTTTGCTATTTATTTTTAGTACCCAACTCATAAGCTTTTTATCCATATTCATTATCGAATTGAATACAAGTTTATCATTAAACTGTAAATAAACTCTATTACCATTATCATCTATAAAGCTTGTGATTTTATGCTGAATGTCAGTTTTGTTATTTGGAGAAAATAAATCAATAGTTTTTTCTAAATCCAATTTTGATGTATCTACCCCCTGTTTGCTCAATTCTGCTGTCCAGGTGTCGAGTCTCGCTGTTCCTATTTTGACCATAGGAGTATCAATTACATCGTATATTACACCTGTAAGACCACCTTCTTCTCCTTGTCTATATAATGCTTTTAATGCATTGTTATTCTCGACTTGCTGTATTACATTTGAAGAATTAGCAACTATATTTTCAAGAATGTCTTTAACATCAAGCTCAGAACCTGTCCTTTTCTTTATAATGTCAGCTACTGCTCCCCTTCTTCCTACTTGATTTCCTCTGTTGTCTAGCACTCTTTGCATAGGAACATAGAAAGCATTACTCTCTTTCAATTGTTCTGCTGTTTCTTTTGATATTAATCCGTTATCAACTGCATATTGCATTACTCCGTCTAATGTGTCATATACAACTTTAGCAGCTTCTTGAATTTGAGTATCGTTTTTAAATTGTTCTATTACAGCCAAAGTGTCATTACTTCTCATTCCTGTTTTTAATGTCTTAGATTTATAATCTGTATCTCTTCTCGCTGCTAAATATGCACGTAAGTCATTTAACCTTTCTGGGTTGTTTTCTAATATTTCTCCTATTTGATTTAGACCTGGCATTAGTTTGTTTCCATTTAAATCTATATATCCTTCTGATAACATAGAAACAACTTTGTCTCCTATACCACTTGCCAATCTCGTCAAATAATAAGCATTATCGCTAGGCTTTAACTGACTAAGTGTTTTTCCATTTACTTTTTGCATTGTTTCTACACCTGATTTTAAAGCATAATCTTTGTCCCAGACATTTCTCATTACTTCTTGCTTTACCCAGTTTTTAGTCAAAACCGTTCTATCTGTTTGTTCTCCAATACTTTGATTGCTTAGAGTTCTATTTCTAGGATTTTGATGTATGTAATTGTAAGTTTGTTCTTGTACCTTTGTAATAAACTTATTAAAGTTTTTATCGTTCTGTCTTAAACCTTCTAATATAGTAACAGTTTGTGGGCATTCAATTTTCGCTTGTTCTGGAACAATTGAATACTCTCTTATTACTTCGGCAAAACCTTCTTCTAGTCTTACTGTCCTCGTTTCGTTTTCATATCCACCCAATTTGTCTATTGCTGTTAAAAGTTCATTTGAGATAGATTCTTTGTCCACTTTTAATCTGTTTCCAATATCAAGAGCGTGTCCTGTTTCGTGTAGTATGCTGTCCATATCTTTGTATTCTCTTGTTCTAATTACATCTCTATTGCCTTTATAGATAGCATATGCGTCTTGTCTAAAATGTCCTTTTTTAATGTTCAAGCCTAAGTAATCTTCTATTGTCTTTCTTATATCTGTTAACTTTGTTACTGGTATTGTATCGTCCCATTTACCTGTCTTTTCTATTTTTTGTATCTCTTGTTCTATGTAGTTGCTGCTTCTTTCAGCATTTCTTTGAGATTTTGCTTTACGTATTTCTGAAAGTTCTTTGGCTGTTTTCTTTTTATGTGTTATGTTGCTGTTTTTGACATTTTCTGGATTTTCTGTTATACTTGTATCAAGATAACTTGAGTTAGGTTTCGTCTTGGACGTATCGGGAAGGACATTATTATTGTCATAACCCACACTAACAGAGTTATCTTTTTTAGTTGTATCAATAGCTTTTTTCCACATTGTTTTTACATCTAATTGGCTACTATTGTTTGGAACTACTTCAACTACATAAAGAACATTGTTACCATACTGTTTTATATATCTAATTGAATTTTGCATTTCCCCAGTAAATCTGTTTTTATTTTGACTTCCTTTTGCAATTTCATCATAATCGTTGATGATATCAGGTATTTTTTCAATATCCTTTGATGTTATAGCGATTTGTCCTTTCGTTTCTTCTATAACTTGATTTCCGTGTTGATTAATCATATGTCTAATGTTACGGTCTGAAAGCATATGTTTTCTATTTGATGTATCAATTCCAAGTAATGATTTGATTTTATTAACAGTCTTATTAGATACAACACCTAAGAAGGTATTCTTTTTAGAATTTTTGCTTAATATAGCATTCTGTATTCTATTATGTAATTCTTTTTCAACAGCTTTTTGTTCTGTACTTTGAGTATTTGAGCTACCTTTCTTCATGCTTCTAATATTTTCATCAGCAGAATTAGTATTATTTTTCTTATTTTGCATAGACTTAGTATTAATAACAGTGTCATTTTTGACATTATGTTCGTTTTGTGATATACTGTTATCAATAAAAGAAGCTTCTTGACCGACAAGTTCATACGATTTTGTTAAATCGCTGGCTTGAATAGAAGCTTCTTTGTTATTTATTAAAGAAACTCTATGTACATAGAACCTGTCTCCTAATTCTGTTCTTTTTATGTCCATTTTTATAGCATATAATTTGTCATTGATTTTTGCTGTATTAAATAAATAGAAAAATCCCTTTACATTTTCCCTTTGCTTATCATCAAACATTTTAAAATATCCGTTGCCGTTTTCTACTGTCCTTATTAATTTATCCAAGTATGGTACTATAGCATATTTTTCAGTATTATTGCTCTTTGAAAAGCTTTCTCTAATACCAGACAAAGTAATATTGACGTGTAAGTCTACATTTTCTAGCTGTTGAGTTTGGTTATTTTTTAATTGTATCTGTAAACCTATATCATCTACATTATCTATTTCCGAATACAATTTTCTTAATTTATCATTCCTTGAAGTGTCTTCTTCTAATAATCTTTCGGCATTTTTTGTATTTATGTCTATATTTGAAATATTTCTATTATCTTTATATCGTTCAACCATAAAATTAACATAGTCTTTGTCTTTAATTTCTCTTCCGTCTTGGTTGTATTTTACAATATTACGTATTTGTTCATCTGTTGGATTGTTTTTCTTCATACTTCTAATTTCATTGCCTTCAATATCCTGTTGCCCTTTAATCGGTCTATTTTCGTCATATAAGCTAGAAACTTTCTTGATAGTGTCCTTTATTGCCGTAGATGTATATTTGCCTTTATTGGCTGGTATGACTTCACTCTTAACTATATTATCTTCACTATCATATTGGTTTATTACTAGGTTGCCATTATCTTCTTCAATATCAATATAACTTTCGACATCATTGTTGTTATTATAAAGTGCATTATCGCCTTTCTCTACAATATCATAGTTCCATAAAGCCATTACTTCATCCGTTGTGTATTCTTTTTTAGTATTAAATGTCTCTGTAACCTTTTTTATATCCTCGACTGCATAATTCATCTTGGCTGTGTAAAAATTGCTTTCATTTGATTCCTGAGATGTCTGAGTGGTGTTTGGGCTTCCAGGAGTAGCGGTGTAATCTGCACTTTCAGTAGGTGCGTTTTTATTTTGTCTCTCGCTACTAACATTATAAGCTGCTTTTTCCATAGCTGTGTTTACAATTTCTTTTAATTTCTTTCCAGTATATGGTCTATTGCCTATTTTTTGTTGGTATACAACCCTACCCTCTTCTGTTAGTGAATTAACATAGTAATTACCGCTTTGTTCTATTAGATTTACGTTACTTATAGTGTCACTTATATATTCTAATATAGGCATTGTGTCACTTTTTTTGTACATAGATGTATCTGAAATTTCACTAAGTAGTTCCTTTACATTGTTGAATTGTTCAGGAGTATAACTTTTTTGCTTTATTTGTTCAATAGAATTATTTGCATTCTTAGAAGTCTCGTCCAATTGAAGCTTTTCAAATATACTATGAGTAATCATATCATTTAGTTCTTCTCCTAGATATTGTCTATTATTAACACTAGTATTAATTCCATAGTCATTTAATATTTGTTGTGCTTCACTTGTCGAATACATCTTGTTATCTTGAACAAATTCTATCCTAGTTTGTCTTTGCATTTCGCCTGGATTTTGCTCAGCTATATCTTGCATTTCTCTGAATTTATCTTCTAGCACTAATTGAGTTATAGTCGCTTGTCTATTTATTTCATCAATTGTAGCAGTATCAGCCTTAGAAATTTTTTCTTTAAAACTATTTATTGCGTGTTGCTTACTGTTATATAAAGTAGTATCAAGTTTTAAGCCAGTTTGACCGTCAATAACATTATAGTATCCGTCAGTATAAACAACCACAGGAGAAACTGAAAGTTCTTTATTATCTAGGTCAATGCTCTCTCCCATTATTTGAGTAAGCCCTGTGACGTTACCTTGATTATCCATATTGGTCATTGTATAAATACCATAATTGTTAACAACTTTTTCTTTCTCGTATTTAAAAGCCTCTTTGAATTTTTCTTTAATGTCAATCTTCTTGCTTTTTTGAATATCTGATAGTGCTGCTTTCCATTCATTTATACTTGTATTGTTGCCATTTTTAATATTGTCATATAGTCTTACACTTGAACCTATTCCTATGTTTATGCCCCCCATAAGAAGGCTCGACAAAGCACCATTAATAGCGTCTTCTATCATAGCATTTCCTAGTTGCTTCCAACCTTCTCTTGTTTTTAAGTTATAGTTGCCTTTTCCAGATACAACACCTACAACAAGTTCGTCAATAGGGTCAATAATAGCCTCTTGTACAGCATTATCAGCCATATCTAATCCAACATTTTTCAAGAATTTTATTGCTGAACCTGTCCTAATAGCATTAGCTTGAGCAGGCATAAAATGGCTTACTTCTAAATATTCTGTTGCACCCTCAACAAATCCCATTATAGAACCATATGCTCTTGCTTCTTCTTTTGACATTCCCCTATTTCTTCCGTCAAATTCATAACTTCCAGAGGCACTTATAATAAAATAGGACATTCCTAAATATGGATTTATAGCACTCAATCCTGCACCAGCAAAAGAGTTTCCAGCACTTGGAGTAAGCTCAGCAATTTTTTTAGTTAGTCCATTGTCAATTTTATTTATGTTGTCTGCTATTTTGTTTTGGTCTTCCGAAATACTCTTAGACAATTCTCTACGTAAAGGATTTAATTCTAAATTTCCGAATGCGTCTTTGTGTTCTTCTAATTCTTTGTCTATTTTTTGTTTATCTTCATCTCTAATAAAATCAGGAGTACTATTTTGTGAAGGGTCGGCAAGTGTACTTTTTTGATAAATCAACGAATTATCCCCAGATGTATTAGTGTTTTTTATTAAAGATAAATCAGCTTTATTTAATTGTGCCTTATATTCTAGGTTAGCAACTCCACCTTTATTGTTAGCAAGCAATTCATTTTCTTGGTCTTTGGTATGGTTTGCCTCAGTAGCATAGTATGCAGCTGATTTTCCTCCTGATGTTATTCCTAACCAAAAATTTTCTATTGCTTTTCCTAGTTGAGAAAGTGGATTTTTATCAGAGTTAGATTCTTCCATACGTTTTATTTGTTGCTCCCTTGATGACTGTTGTTGTAGTTTTTCTTCTTCTGTTGTATAACTAGATAGTTTCTTTTTATTCATTAAGACGTTGACCGCTTCTCTGGCAGATTCAGAAGCTTGTGGTTGTTCTTCTATTTCTTGAATTTTACTTGTGTCTTTGATATTAACATTATTGTCATTAATATTATTGCTATCAATAACATTAATAAATTCTTGTGTAAGTTTTCTAAGTTTTTCGTTATTACTTTTTTTACTTGTTGACATATTGACGCTGTCGATTATGTTGTTAGCTTCGTTCAATTTTTTAGTATATTCATTTTGTTCTGACATTAATGTTGTATTGTCATAATTATCATTAAAAGAAGTTGAGTTATTAGTGATAGTACTATTAACTATACTTTCTGCTTCTTTTAATCTCTTTTTATATTCATCATCATCTCTATGCATATTACACCTACTTTCTGCCTCTTAGAATTGAGTTTGCTGAGTTTTGTAATTTTATCGCAGCATTTTTGGCATTTTGTAAACTTTGAGCTTTATTTCCACTAGGTCCTAAAACTCCATACATAGCAGTTAAAGAGCTTAAATCATTAGCACTCATTCTACCTGCTGCATATTCAGAAGTAAGGTAATTATAAAGAGCATTATTATCAGAAACAGTATATTTTTTGCTAAACTCATCGTAGTCTGCATATCTATTGTTTATTATATCTTTATATGTATTTAGACTAGTAGTTTCTTTCTTTGAAGTACCATATTTTTTCTGTAATTCATAGTCATATTCTTTAAGTGCTTTACTTTGTTGTAAATCTAATTCGCTTCTTATCTTTGCAAGAGCAACATTATTTTGATACTCGATTTGAGCTTGTTCTCTCATCTTTGATAGTTCATATTCTCTTTGTTCCTTAGCCTCTCTTGCTGCACCTGATAAAGTACCAACTTTAACACCTAGTATTGCACTTGCCTGGTTATCTACAAAACCTAATTCATCTACTCTCTTCCAAGCATTAGTCAACGCGTCTTGTTGTTTTTGATATTCAAATTCTTTTTCTTTGAATTCTCTGTCTTTTGCGTCTTTCCAATAAGAGAATTGTTGACTATCATATTGCATAACAATTTGAGCAGTGTCGGCCAATTGCCCTAAATATTCGGTCCACCTACTATGTGCTTTTTCTTCATACTGAGGAATTAATTCGCTTACTATTCTTGCTACCCTTTCAGCTGTTGCACTAGAATTTAAAACTCCGCTTCCAGCCAAGCTTTGCAATGTACTATTCGCAGCATATTCGCTAGCTACTCTCAAACTATTGTCAGTAGTAGGGTCATATTGAAAGCCTGTTTTCATTTGATTCAACATTTCTGATATAATTCCATTTATAGTATCCGCATAAGCACTTTGATATTGTCCTGTTACACTATTGAGATTAGCCGTAGTTGGTGTTACAATAGTTGTACCTATGCTAGTCTTTTTTATTCCACTGCTATAAGTATTATTTACTTGGCTAGCATTGTTACCAAAACTATTTTGATAACTAGAATAAATTTGATTAAAGTCAACAACATTATTACTTGTATTGTTGTTTCTATAAGTCTGTGGCATAGGTGCTTGATTATCATTTGTTCTTTGCAATTCCTGTACAGGTTGAACTTGTTGAACATTACCTTGTTGCATTCCTGGTATAGATACTTGTGGTTGTATTTGTATAGGAATTGTTATTGGATTTACAGCATTATTTTGCTGTGTGGGTTGAACAGTATTTACATTGCTAGAAACTGGTTGTTGTGCATTACTAGTTGCTACTTGTTCTACATTAGCTGCTGGATTACTAGTTGCTGATACTGCTCTTCCTGTATTTAGAAAAGTATTTGGCATAATTATTGCTCCTTCCATATTTATTGGTGTGCAACAATAAGTTAGGAAGTTAGTTATATAATCTATTTAGTTTTTCTTGCCAATTATGTATTGTTGTCTCTGCTGAGTTGTAAGTACTAAAAGTATTTGTTTCCAATCTGGTGTTTAAGATGTTTTTCCAATGTTCAAGTGTTTGTTCTGGGGTCTCTTTCAATGGATAATTACTATTACTTGCAATTCCTAGTTGTCTTGACCATTCTTTTAAAGTAGCTTGACTTTCTCCATATTGTCTAAAATACATTATCTTGCCGTCCTATCTACTCTTTCCATTGCTTTAATTCTTATATCTCCATAACCATAAATCTCAAATGTATAACTATTTGCATTTTGCATATCATTTGGGATTAAGACACTTTCCGTCACATTTTTACCACATCTTAACGCATTAGCCTTCACGTTTTTCTTACCAGTATCAGTGATTATATTTATATTCACTGTTGCATTCTCCGCCAAATCATAGTTAAACCACAACTTTGACAAAGAAAGTTTTTTACTTATTACTCCATTCTTGAATTCTTTTGTCTTTATATAGAATGGAATTAATTCTTTATGTACTATATCGTTTTCGTCTGTAAATTCATCTTCCCCATATGTTTGTATATAGTCAGAACCGTCTTTTCTTCCACCTGTTAGCTCATATATTGTGCCATTTGCCGTCAGTGCATATATAGGGTTTGGTGTTTGACTAAAATTTAAGTCTACATAGGAATCACATATAGTTATATATTTTAATTCAGCTTGTACATTATCAGGCTGCAATTCCTTGGTCCATTTTCTCAAACGCTGGTCGAATACAAGAAAGAAGTTATAATCAGGAAACCAAAAGTATATTTTGTCTTCACTTCCTGCAACACTTACATTCTTAGCCTCATTAATTGTAATTCCATATATTAATTTTCTTATTCCTCCTGATACACCATTATTGCTTTGTGGTCTATCAATACTTCTAATCGTACTACCGTCGTATTCGTACACAGAACGTCCATATAGCCAATATAAATATGAGTTATGTACTTTTATGGTACATTGGTCATAGCAACCTATATTATTGTCTAAGGACACACAGGTATATGTATTAGATGTTCCAGCAATAACATTACTTCCATAATACAAATGCATATTTTCTTCTGAAAATACAATTAACTTGTCGTCAAAAGACACTAGACCAGTTATTTGATTACAGTTTTCTACTCTATCTTCTCTACTATCTTCTGCTTTTGTCCAGTCCATAGGATTTTGGAGTGCTGAAAAATATAACATATTTCCTTTGCTTCCAAACATTCTGTTTTTGTGATAACACATATGTTCAAAAACAATATCATTTCCGTCGTCATCTTTCAGAAGCGGAACTATCTCAGGAGCATTGAGTGCAGACAGTGGGAGTTTATGCCTTGTGGGTGTAACACCTTCCCCATATAAAATCAAATATTCACTATTTCCGTCAGCATAATATACGTGTCGAAACTTATTTCCAGTTATTCCATTTGATATTACAGTTCCATTCATATCTTTTAGTTTATCGCCCTGTATATAAAATAAGTATTTGACTCCAGCAACACCAAAATATTTTATTTGTTCTCCTTGTAATCCAGGATTTTTTAACATTGTTCTTCCTATTCTTGTCCTTATCGCTGGATAACTATCAAGGCACATATTATACATATCCTGACATTCATCGTCTTGTATATTCTCAGGAGGATATATATTACTAATACCACCGGCCAAGTAATTAATTTGATTATTACTTTTATAATTAACATTATTCAAATATGGTAATGTTTGCAACGCTATCTCCTCCTTCTCTTTTTGACTATATCTCGCATAATAGGATACCTTTGTTCTTGCTCGTTTTTAGCTTCATTCGCAGACTGGACCAAATTGTTGTAAAGTAAAATATATTCATTGGCCAGTTCCACATCAGGATTATGCCCACTCATTGCTATAATACTCATAACGTTGTACTTGACTAAATCTATGTAATTGTCATTTAGCTCTATATAGTCACTCAAATTTGTTATCATTTTAGGCTTTTTCCAATAGAAAACTTCTATTTTTCTTACGTCTTTTGGTGTTGGATATATTCCTAATAGACCTTCTCTACCGTCATAATAGCCTAAATCTTTCATATTCTCGCCTGGCAAATACGATTTCAACTCTGTAAATGTTCCCCAGTCATACATATTGTTTTCGTCTCTCGCTTTATTAGACATTGTTACAGAACTTACCATATCTATGCTACAATCCTCAGGAACTGAATACAATTCTTGTCCTTCTCTTGTAGTGAAAGAATATTGTTCTTGTATGGCCAAGTCTTTATATATCTTTTTCATTGTTTCGTTTATCCACCTAAACAAAACATCATTACCATATTCGTGTGGTAAACGCACTTGAATATCATCTAACACTTGTTTTGCTGTTGTTCTACTCACTATTGCCATAATCTCTCCTTTCCAAAGGTGTCGAATTCGATACCTTTAAAATATTATTTTGCTCTTATAATATATTTTGTGTTTTCATTTCCAGTAGACAAATTAGGCAATTCAAAAGTTTCATCGACATCTGTTTCGTCTACTATTTCAATTCCTTTTAAAATTGAATATAAGCTTAAATAGTCTATGGTATTTACTGTCTGTCCATTACATTCCAAATAGTTTATCGGAGTATATTTACCAGAGTATAATATAATTCCACCTACTGGAACTAATGCACTAGAACTAGCCTGTGCTTCATTCCATAAATCAGGAAATTGCCTTATTTCTATATCTTTTATACTTGCTTGTACATTATTGCCTATAAAGATGACTTCATTTGCTTTAAACAACTGGTTTTCATAATAGTACTCGCCTTTTGGTACAAATATATATTTTGCTCCTACTTCTATTGCGTCATATATTGCTTGTTGTATTTTTAGTCTATTGTCGGTCATTCCGTCCCCTACTACTCCATAGTTTTGTAATGGTACTATTCCGAACGTGTAGAAGAACATATCTTTTAGTTCTTGCATTTTTAATTCTTGTGTTTTATTGCTCATCGCTTTCTACCTCCTGTATTTCTAATGTTCCTGTCTGTGGATACCCAGTGCTACCTATAAAACTTTTTCCTTTTATTACATCTCCACTGCCTGCTGTTAATGCGTCTGGTTGCATATTATAAAAATATTTATTTTTGTATTTAATTCCTATTAAATTTCCTTGCTCTGATGTTGTAATTCCTGTTTTTATTGGAAATTTTCTTGTGTTGTCTGATTGTACATCTTCGCCACCTAAAAACGCTCTTATGCGTGTTCCGTTTGTGTTTAATTTCAGAGATATACCATGTCTAAAACTATAAGAGTTAGTAGTACTGACAGCATACACTTGCATTGGTTCAATGTCAGAGTTGTTTTCTAGTTCTAAAATATTGCTTATATCAAATATTGCTATTCTTGTGTTTTTTATTGAGTATCTACTTTCTTCGACTATTAAAGCTATTAGTATAGAATTATCTGGCGTTATATACATTTGATTTGATATCTTGTCATAGTCAGCTTCTAATTTTATATTAATTTCTTTAATAATTTCTGTTGAAAGCTCCCCTGTGTCACTTAGATAATTAGCTTCAAATACTCTGATTTTCTTTTCATTTGCAAGTATTCCTTTGTTAGAATTATTCATCATTTCTTGAGCATAAGTGACCGCTGTTTGCAAAGCTGTGCACGTATATGCAGAAGCTAAATATTCTCCATGTTCATTTAAATAAATTATACTAATTCTTTTAGCCTCCGAATTACTTGTTGTAACGGATAAGATATATTTTCCGTCATTACTAAATTTATATGTGTCGTCATATCCTATTCTAAAGTAAAAATTTTCTTTTTCTGAAACATTGTAGATAATTTCATCGTCAGAGACAGTTGTTTCTATCTTACTGCGAACAAAACGTGTAGTAGTAGAGCTGTTGTCATATCCAATAAAATAGAAAGTATCCCACCTTATAGGGTGTGTGTATAGTTGAGTAGGATTAGTATTACTAGAAGGTGAGAATTTCAAATGTTGAATTATATTTTTTTCACTAGCATATGCCTTCCCAATTATACCATTTTCTTCCAAATGGTATGTGTAAATATGAATTCCTCCGTTATCTCCGCCAGTTCTTATAAATAAAAGGCAAAGATTGTCTTTTCCATTAAACCCTGAAGCACCAAAACTAATGCTACTAATTGTTTCGCTCTCTTCAATTCCTAACTCTTCTTTTGTATAACGATGTTTTTTAAACACTGTTGTATCTGTTGTTGCTGATTTGCTAGACATATAATAAATGCCATTGTCATTCATAGGAAAGCTTTCTATAAAAAAGTCTGTACTTGGTGGGTTTCGTTCTGTTGAATCTGTGCACGCTAATACAATATAATTACAATCTTTAGATGTTGTAAACGCATTTACCCTAGTTATTTTGGAGCTTCCGTCTGGAGCAACTGTTCCAGCTACAGAATAGCTCTCTGAAAATTCATAATCAGACCTAATTAATCCGTAAATTTCTTCTACTGTATGTATTGTTCCATCATCACTAGATCCTATAATAGCAGTTCCTGTAATTAATTGCCCTCTTGCATATGCAGTTTTTCCATAGGCTATATCACTCGCTGTTGCAGTTGCGTTGCTAGTATCTGTGCCATATGTAGGATACCCCTCAGCTGGTTTTGCAATTAGTGTTCCATATACTTTCTCTCCTTTGGCATAAGCCGTCTTTCCAAGCAATATGTCAGAAGCGGTGGCAGTACCGTCAGAAGTGTTTACGAAACCAGGCGCTAATTCTCCACCACCTGTCTTTATACTTCTTATATTCCCTGCCATAGTGTCATAACTATCATTAGCAGAGGTTGCAACTCCTTTGTCAGTAATAGCCCCTGCTATTTTTTGTTTTCCACTACTGACAGATTGAAAAAGATTATTTTGATTTGAATTTAATTTTCCTATTGCGTCATTTACATCTTTAAAATTAGCATTTGTATCGTCCACCACACCTTTTATTTGTGTTGCAAGATTATTGGCACATTGTTGTCCACATTGTTCTATTTTTTGACTTAATTTTGAATCTACGGCTTGTACATCTGTTACTTTTGCAAAACTAGAAAAGTCTTGATTTCTTATCTGTGAATTTGTATATTCTTTTGCGTTTTGTAATACCTTTGCGTCTTGTTGGTCAATATATTCTTTTTGTGCAGATTCCTTAGTATTATGATAGTCCTTTACGTATTTTTGTGTTGCGTATTGTTCTGCTGGTATTCCGCCTAAATGATTTGCGTCATTTGCTATATTAGCGTCTGTTTTTCCACCACCCTGGCTATTGCTTTGACTTATTTCTTCATATATATTTGCCATAATTATTCTCCTTTCTTAAAAATAAGGGAAGCAACTATTATATTGCCTCCCTTGGTGTTTATTAATTATTGCTGCATAGTACAAGCAGTTACAGCACTTACTTGTCCGTCTACTATATCCATAACATAAACAGTGTCTCCTGCATTAACACTAAATGCTGCATCTAGTGTTATTTCCGTATATCCTGAATCACTAGAACCTACTTCTGGTGATACAGTTGGATTTATGACATATTTTAGTGTTCCAGCTGGTTCGCCGTTAAGGCTATTGAAAGTTGTTTCTCCTATGTCTATTGCTTTACTGATATTTATTGTTAAATCATCTCTCAATGTAAGAGTATAGGCTTCCATTGTACCTGAAGGTGGATTAGGATCAACAGGAGTAACTATTGTTTGTTGTACACCCATAGAACCTACAAGTCCTCTCCAATCACAGTAACCTGTGTCAAATCTTGTGTATCCATACATATTGTAATCCATTTTTCTTTGAAGTTGTTTTGAACCAAAGATAGGTTCTTCTCTTCTTAAGAATAATAGGTTATCAATAGAAGTATCTTGGATAAACCAAGGCTTCATATATCCTGTTGGGTCGCTCAAGTTATCCCAAACAACTACTTCTAGGTTTGGAACAGTATTTATGTCATTATTGTTTGTTCCTGATTGTAATATAGAATGAACAATTGCTTTAGCAATAAACTCTAATTCTGGACAAACAACTAATTGAGAAGCTCTTGCAGCAATTGGAACTCCTGCTTCATCTAATTGTAGTCTCATTAGTGTTAATGCTTGTTTTAATGTCTCATCTGTTAGCATTCCATTTACTAGGTTAGAACAAACTTTACTTGAATTGATTAATGGGTGGTCTGTGGCAAATAAAGATTTACCGTCATAACCAACATTACCGAATCCATTTAATATAACACTTGCTGTATCAGCCTCTTCGGTAGCTCTTAAAGAACGTCCTAGACCTTTTGCTGAACCACCTTTTCCTATACCGTTCATTACGTTGTATAGGTCGTCTTGTACAAGTTCCCAAGTCAAGTCATATGCTTTGTCAAATCTTCTTGCCGCGAAAGAAGCAACTGGTCCTTGGTCGAATTTGTCTTGATTAAACTCGTTCCCCTCTTGGTTCTCTGTCCACAAACCAAATGCTCCTAAGTGTGGATAGCTTTGGTTTTTAGCATTCATTGTCTCTGTTTTAAATATTTTCTTATACACTGAAGGTTTTTCCCCATAAGCGTCAAAGAATATTTTCTTATGTATTGGAGTAAGTAACTCCGCAAAATTTTCTCTTGTCATTACTGGTGTTGGCATATAAATCACTCCTTATATTTTTATTTGTGCACACATAAGGAGTTAGGTTGTTATTTTTTCTTAGCCTTGTAATCAGCATAGTCTTTTACAGAATTCATATCTCTTACAGCTATGTATTCTGCAACTGACATACCTGCAGCTGCTGCCATAGCCTTCTCAGTGGCAGTAGCCTTTATTTTAGATTTACTAGAGTTTGGTGCTCCACTGTTGCTAGATATATTGTTGCCTAAAATTTCTTTTCTAGCTTGTTGATTTTGCATTTTAACTTCTAGTTTTCTTTCAATCTCGCTTTTTGTATTAGCGGTAGGTTTATTATAGGTAGTAGCATAATAGCTTTGCTCAAGAGTTAAACCTTTGTCGACTAAGGTTTTAATCTCACTAGCATAGTCTAAGATGTCTTCAAATCCTTCTTCTTTGCTTTTCTTTGTTAGTAACATCTCGAATTTTAAATCTGCTAATTCTTGTTTTGTTTTAGAATCAGAGCTTTTCTTGTCAATTGCTAGAGCTATTGATTTAGCAATACTCTCGTCAATTCCAGCTTCGATTAGTTCATCAGCAGTTGTTTTTTCAGATGTATTAGAATTAGCCTCTAACGCTTGTATTCTAGCTTCAAGTTCTTTATTTCTCTTTTCCGCTTCTTTGCGTCTTCTTCTTTCTTCATTAACACCTTTTTGCAAAGATTTTTCTTTTTCTGTTTTTGTATTTCCTTCCTCTATTGTTTCGATTTCTTCTGTTTCAGTTTCTTCCACTTCAACATCTTCCTCATCTTCAACATAAGGTAATTCAATACCGTCTACTTCTGGATTAATTGTTTCTAATTCAATCCCTTCTTGTTCTTCTTCCATAGTTCTCCTTTCCATTTTTAGCCAGGTTATGTCCTCATAAGATTTTTTGCCGGGTTTACTCCTCATATTTTTTGATTTTTAGCCAGCTTTTCTGCTCAAATATATTAAAATTAAATTAATATCTATTTATTGTGACTTTTTATGTGCGAATTAAGTCCTATTTGACTTTTGCACACCTTTTTGCATATTGGGCATATAAGTTCCTTACTTGTTTCTTTTGGAGTTTCATTTTTGATTGTAGAACTTATTGATGTTTGTTTTCTAATTGCTATATCTATTATTTTATATGTTTGTCCAGTTTGCTTTAATAATAGTAACGCTTCTTTATGGCAATTAGGACATTCGGCCGGAGAATAATACTTTACATTATTGCCATAAAAGCCTGGTAGATTTAACGATTTTAATTCTTTGTAATCTTGCATTGTAAAATTGTGTCCACAATCGCATTTAGTTGTTCCTTTTATGTTGTAATCTTTAATGTTCATCACACTAGCCCTCCTTTAAAATAACTTGGTTGTGGATTGCCAGAAGCGGTCAATCCTTCTATGTTTGCATTTTGATTTTGTATAACTTGTTGCTGTCGCATTTCTTTAATTTTACTTTCGTCAAATATTCCTAGTTCTTGTTGTTCAGCTTCACTCTCAGGTATCTCTGGAATATTCATTCCTGTATTCTTAATAACATAATTTCTATATTCACGTTTTGTTATTGCTCTGTCTGCATATGTTTGTCTAACTAAGCTGTATCTATATGCTGGATTATTTGGTAATCCTGCTCCAACAGAAACAGTTAGATCGTATTCAATCTTTTTGGTTTCACTGTCTACTTGCATATATTTATATTCATTTGGGTCTAACTCTTCAATATTCTTGCCCTTGTTTCTCTCTTTCCATTTTTGTCTGTAATCGTTTCTATAATCTGTATCTGCTTCTATCATAACAGGAACATTATTTAATTTATTTGGATTAAATTCTTCAAAGTCGTCTTCTCCGTTTTCTCCTGTTATTCTAAATAGCATTGTTGTATTCCAATTAAGTAATGCTAGTTCTAAAGCATATTCAAATACTTCGCTTAGTGTTTCTTGTAGCAATCCTTTCTTGTGAGCTATCATACTGTTGCCACTATTTTGTAATGCCAAACTTTCTGTTGCTGTATCAACACCAGATTGTTGTTTTCCTATCATTTGGTCTGTGAAACGTGTAACAACTTGTCTATCATTATTCATAAGCTCTGTACGCCTATTTAACATATATTGCGGAATTGTTGGTGGTTGTAACCATTTAATTCCGTTAACATCATTTGTTGGTATCATCTGTCCAGGTGCATTTGTTACCTTGCTTGGGTCAATTCCACTTGAATTTGATATAACTCCCATAGGATTTCCTGTAAGTCTTGCATTTCTCAATAAGCTGTCATCTAACTCGTCTACTTGGTCTGATACAGGTAGTATAAGTTCAGCACTTGCTTTTCCCCATATAGTATTTTCTCTATGCATATCTGGAGTCAAGAAGTATGGGAATTGCTCATTTGGAAATAGTTTTAACTCTTCTTTGCCTTTCATTTCTTCCGTTTCTTCTTGTTTCTTTTTATATTCTGCTAATTTCTTTTTGGTGTCTCTTAGTATTACTCCGTCCCCTGACATTTCAACAAGTCTTAGTAGTCTTGTGTCACCTTCTTTATATCTTGTCCACACCATTAAATGCACATATTGGTCTTCTTCATTTTCTTGGATTAAATCTCCTACTGGGTCTAAGTTTGGTATTATACAATCTGCTAATTCTTCGCCATATTCAACTGTTGCGCTATATATACTTTTATTCTTAGCCTCAATTATGTATTGTGCCTCTTGTAAATCATATACATCTGTTATCGCTGGGTCTACAAATAATCTACTAGGGTGTATTGGTTGTATTACTGGCAAGCCTTTGCCTTTTAATTTGTCAAAATCCCATACAACTTTAAATATTCCTGTTCCTGTTAGTTCCCTTCTGCGTTCGTGTACTTCTATTTTCCTGTACATTTTATTACGTTCTTTTATAAAGTTTGCTAACGTCCTTGCCATACTGCAAAATGGTCTGTCGCCTGGCTCTCTTGGATCTACTTGTATACTTATGTTTTGGTCACATAGTAATGCCGTTTTACCTTCAACATTACTATTTGTTATGTTTGTGTTTGGTGCTGGGTCATCTTCGTCATCATATTCAAACTCGCCTTCCCAATACTTTTCTGTATCTTCCCACTTCTTCATTAAACCTAATCTTTGTTTATCTTCGTAAGCTCTTCTATACCAAACTAGATATTGTTCAGCTAATTCTATTTCTTTGTCACTCATAATTGCTTTTCTTTTCTCGGTCTTTTCTCTTATCATTTTATCGTATGAGTTTTCTTCCATTTTAGTCCTCCTTTTTCTTTATTCTAATGCCATTTCTAGGAGTTACAGGCTCATATAAACCATTCTTATTTTTGTATTTGTCATATCCAGGTATGCTTTTTCTCCCTGCCAATATGCTATTGTAATTACTTTTAGCAATACTTGGGTGTGTCTTTCTTTTATACTCTGTTCGCTTAGTGTTCACATTTTCTAATTTAGTTTCTAGTTTGTATAAAAACACTAAGATAATTATTGTCATTGCTATTAAATATGCAAATAATAAAATGCAAAAAGCTATCATTTTCATCTTCTCCTTCTTGTAACTGGTCTTGCTACATTTATATTTATTGGTGTTTGTGTATCTCTGTATCCTAAGTCTTGTAATTCTGTTGGTGTGTAATTCCTTTTTGGTAATGTTATCTTTTTTATCATAGGTGTTTGCCACATTGTGCAAAAATATCTAAATGCGTCTGGTGCGTGAGTTAATTCATGTGGTTCATTTGCTACGTCATTTGGATTTTTGTCATCTATTTGTACTGCTGGTAATGTTCTAATTAGATTTACACAATTACTAAATATATGTACTCTACTTGTTTGTTGTCCTTGCTCATCTTCATATACTTTTAGCCATTCGTGTACAGCTAACCAACCAGCTATTCTGTTATTGTCAGCCTTAGTTAGATACTGTCCATTTTCTGCAAATATGTCAGATGTGCTTTTCCCTGTATCTTTGTTTCTATTCCAAAGGTCAGGTGGTGCATAATCTATAACTATATTTTCTGTCGTCATTTCGTTAATCTTTCTCGCAGCTTCTGATACTATTAGATTGCTTTCATATAGTTCTTTATAGACATATATGTGCATTTTCCAGTCCATTGCTATCCAATACGTTGCACACATATCTAATCCGTAATCTCTGGTTCTATATACTTTCCAGTCTTTTGGTATTTTAAAAGGTGTGCATACGTGTATATTTCTATTGAATTCTGTAAAATATTGTCCGTCAAATATGTCCCAGTCTCCGTATTTTAATGCTTTTCTTTCTTTTTCTGGAAGATTGTCCAAACGTTTTACATAGTCAGGGTCGTTGTCCAATAAAAACATATTATCTTGAACTAATGAAGGTATGAATATTCTAGTTCCTTCTTTGAATGTATGTACTGTATTTGGCTCTCCTATATCGATAAATCTTGCTTTTACCCAACTGTGTCCAACTCCGCCTGGGTTAGTAGAACTTTTTAATCCTTTTGGATATGGGTTAGCTCCTCTACACCTAGATATCATATAAGTGTACATATATTCAGTAAAGTGTGTGAGCTCATCAAAGCGGATAACGTCATATTCTGCGGACTGATATTGGTATACATCTCTTTCATTATCTATATATCCAAAGTCTATAATACTTCCATTCTTAAATCGCCAGGTATGTTTACTGGAATTATAACTTGCCATTTCTTTTGGATAAAGTTCAAGACTTACTCTTATTAGTGATTTTTCTAGGTCAGCAAAGGTTCTACGAAATATTATTTGTTTGCTTTTAGGATATTGTAATGCGTATAGCATAGAGTCTATTAATTGTCCATAACTTTTGCCTCCTCCTGCTGCTCCGCCAAACAATGTTTCAAATGCTGTTGAATTTATAAATTGTTCTTGCTTTTCTGTTATATCTATATCCATATTTATTTTTTCCTTATATTGATATTTACTTCAAATGGTTTGTCTTGTTCTATTTCTACTTTGTCTTTAAACATTCCAAAATATTTTCCTAATAGATCTAATGCTTTTGTTTTATCAGCCATTTTTATTTTTTTGGTATAGCCTATTTGTTTTCTATCTTGTCCATATCCGTCAAATTCCTCTGTTGTTTCTATTCCAGTTATTATTGCCGCTGTATCATCATCTATATCTTGAATGTTTTTTATTGCTCCAGTATTATTGTATAGTTTTCTTATATCTCCAAAAGCAATTCGTGCTAGTTGTTTTACAACATCTTTTTGTGTTATTTCTAGCTCATTACTTAAATTGCTTTTCTTTTCTTGTATATAGGAAATTATGTTAGCTTTTGTTAGCAATCTACTACTATTAGCTCTTGCTGTTTCATCTTTTTTACAATTAGGATATGCTTTTTTATATGCCCTTGTTGCATTAAAATCTATTAAGTATTCATCACAGAACCTTTTTTGTGCTTCTGTCATATTTATATCGCCTCCTATAAACACTATGTAATGATATACGTTCTGTACATATCACTACATACTATCTATATGGAGTAGGGTGGGCCCTCTCTATCTTCCAGTTATGGGGCTTGGGTGCGACTGTAGGAGTTGAACCTACTTCTTTAGCTTATGAAACTAACGAGATTGCCGTTTCTCTAAGTCGCAATATATATTAGAGTTCACTAGGAAAACTCTGTATATTTATAGCTGTAAGACAGTGAAAAGGAAGACTCTCATAAATGAGTTATCTTTTTATATCAACAATGCCTAGTATATGTTAATAACTTAATTATTCTTTTAATATCCAATCTTCTGCTAGAATATCCGCCTGACTTGCTAACCACCCTAATTGAACACCACTTGTTCCAACAAATGCTATTGCTTTGTTTCCGATTGCTTCGTGTTCTGCATTTATTGTTTCATTACTTGCATTTGTGTAACTTATATTTGTTGCTAATTCTATATATTGATTTTTTCCATTCCAACCTTTTCTTGCGACTCTTTTTCCTCTTTTTAAGTTTGATATTGCTTCTCCAAAAGTAAATGTTTGAATATTTAGTAAACTTTCATCAATACTATCGCAAATAATCCAATTATCAGCTACTATATTATCTAAATCAACAAATATATCTTCTGTTTCTAAAAATGGTATAATACTACCGTCTTTACAATGCATTGTTATTGTTTCGTTTTCTTTAACCCAGTAGCCTCTCCAATGTTCTCTTTTTATTTTATGTCCTTGCTTTAATGCTTCATATGCTTTTTTAAATTCCATATTGTTTTTCTCCTATTCTTGATTATAATCTTTGTTTTTATAAACACTACGTAAGATACACTATAGGGGACTAAAATTAAAGTTTGGGAGAACTTTATTAGTATATCCTACGCACTATTTATAAACACTTTATTTAGAAAAATATATACATTTACAACATATTTGGCTATTACTATAATCTGTGTATGTTTGTATATTGCATAATTTGCTTTCTTTATTACTGCATTGTGGACATATTTCTTCCACATAATTTTCTATTAGTTCTTTTATACTTTTCATCTCTTCTCCTAATTCATATATAGGGGAATTACTTCCCCATTTCCTGCTGAAGGCTTAATTTTGGCAACCTAACTATGCTGCACATTTTTATTGTATCACAAAAGTAGGTGCTGTGATTCCCTATTTTTTCCCTGTTTTTGGTTCAATATGGACTAGTTTTACTTATATGTTATTGTATTTTTAAATATTATGTATCCTGATTTTCTAATTCTTCTAATGCTCTCCTTATTGCTGCTACAACAAAAGCACTAAACGAACATTGCGTTCCTTTTATTGCTTTTTCTATTGCTTTTATGTATATAATTGGTATTCTTATTGTTTTAGATTCTGTCTTTGGCATAGTTGGTATTTTAAATTTCTCCATAATTCTCCTTTCAGATTTCTCCAAATTCTTTCGCTAGTAGATATATTGCCTTGTTAAATATGTTATAATATGTATTTTTATCTATGTTTTTTCTAAATTTGCATTCTTTCCAGTCTAGTTGTTCTTTAAAAATCAATTCAAATATTTCTTTTTCAAATGGCTTTAGTTGTTTTATTGTAATTTCTATATTTTGTATTCTCTCTTGCAAATAAATTATGGTCCTAGAACTTGTATTTTTGTCATAGACAGCTTTTTCTGCTCTATCTAATAATCTACATAGTCTTTTTTTGTTTTCCCAGTATTGTTTTAATTCACGTTCATAAAATTTTTTTGATTCTCTATTTATTTTTTCCATTTTTCCATAATCTCCTTTATGGTTTTATCCAATCCCACTTTTCCCAATTAAGCCAATTGGGTTCAGCATATTCTAGCAATTTAAAGTCTTTGTTTGAGTATTCAGTAGTACAAAATTCTGTCGCAATGAAACTTTCTCTTATAAAACTGTCTTTGCTTTTAGCTCTTGAATATCTTCCATATGATTTATGTACATTTTTTATTTTTGTTTCAAATATGCAACATACATCAAGAGTTACAATGCCAGTCAAGGAATGTAGCATTTCTTCTGGCTTATAATGAGCATAATTAAAGAAACAAAATCCTACTGAATTAGTTTTTTGATTGTTATCTTTGTTGTGATCAGTTTTATTCATTAATACTTGTCCAGTTGCATACTTTTCAAATTCTTTCAAACTCATAAATCTAAATAATTTCATTTTTCTTCTCCGTTTTTAGTATTTTCCTGTATCATTTCCAAAGTTATTTTCTGTCTTGCTTATCCATTCTTTCATAGCTTCAACTATATCCTGTCTATTAGCATTAGAGACGTACATCATTTCTCCGTCTTCTCTTTCCTCAAAATTAAAAGTCAGAACCACAAACCCATATCCGTTTGGCAATTCTTCTTTTACTTTTTGAGCTATCTTTTTCATTTTACTTTTTACAAATTCATTTAATATATTCATACTATTCCCTCTCTTTCAAAATATTGTTTTATGCAGTTTTTGCAAGGTGGTTTTTCATCGTCTGCTATATATTCACATTTTCTGTATGTGCAATCCGTTATTTCATACTCGCATAACTGATAATTGTAAAAAATATCTTCTAATTCACTTATTATCTTGTCTTTCTTTTCTAGCTCTAAATCTTTTTCTGCTAATTCTGCTTGTTGTTCTTGTATTAGATTTAATATCATTTTATTTCTCATTATTTTTAACTTTGTATATTCGTTAAATTTTTCAAATTCACTTATATCTTTATCGTTTTCAACTCTAAAGCTTTCTATTGCTTCCTCTTCTTCTTCTGGCATATTATTTCACCTCCTTAAAATTCAACATCAGCTATTCCTAGAAAATCTAGCATATCGCTATAGCAATTTTCGCATAACATACATAACGTTCTTGTTGTTTGTTCTTTTCTTACTGTTATAGTTCTTTTGTTTAATATAAATTTTCCACATTTTTCACATACTCTTTTTTCACTTCTTTGTACTTGTTTTAAAAATGTATTCAATTCTCTGTCTGACATTGTTCTTATGTCGTTTAAATTCATATTATTCCACCTCTTTCATCTTTTGATATGCTTCTCTTAAATCAACTTGTCCTATCCAGTTGCAGTCTTCTTTTGTTGCTGTATATTCTGCATATATTGCACATTCTTCTTTAAAATATAATCCTGTATCAAAAGTTTCTAATACGTAACCTATTTCGTCGTCTTTATCTAGCGCAAATCTGATTATAACGTCTTGTTCGGGGTTGTGTTGTTGTAAGTGTTCTATTAATTCTTTAACCTTCATTATTCTACCTCCTATAATTCTTTTAATACTTCTATTTTATCTTGTATTCTGTTTTCTAATATTCCACAATCTCTATAATGTTGTGCGTGTATTTTATTGTATTCTTTTTGTAATTCCTCTATCTTCTCTCTTATTTTGTCTTTGCTTACAGAGTTTTCTAGCTCTTGCAGTATTATTCTTATATTATCTTGTAGTTCTTTTAACTCCTCTTGAATCTATGTCAAGTTTTTGGACACAAAAGCGTGGAATTTTTACGCTGACATTTTTTCTATTTCATAAGGTATTTGATATCCTATCGCTGAATGTATCCTTTTTCTGTTATACCATCC